CGCGGCTCGGGTGAGCTGGCACTCGACCCTGGTGCCGTCGAGTTCCAGGGCAAGGGTCTTGATGGTCTTGATCGCCATGATGGGGGCCTCCTAAGCCCTGATCCGTACGTCGAGCTGGTAGGCGGGCAGCTCCTGCCCGTTCACCGCGACCCCTGGCAGGGGGCGGGCAGTCAGTGGCTCCACGGACAGGACCGGGGCGTCCCCTTCGAGAGCGGTGACGACGTCGAGGATCAGCTGGGACATCTCGGCCTGGGCTACGCGCTCGTTCGCCCTGGTGGTGAGCAGCGTCACCTGGAACAGCCAGACGGCCCGGCAGAACCCGCCCGACTGGTCGGCGAAGTCGATGCTCGGCTGGCCGATCACCGCCGCCGGCGGCCGCACGGTGTCGGCGATGTAGGGGTAGACCCGCAGGCCCGGAACTCCTGCCTCGATCAGGTCCTGGAGGACCTTCGCCACATCAGTGGTCTGGAGGGCGGTTCCGGCCATCAGGACACCACCATCGTGAGGAAGGGTCCTTCGAGGCGCTCGATGTCGCCGTCTCCTCCGGGGAGCCGGGCTGCGACGAAGTCCCCGCCGGCACCGGCCAGGCCGACCACACCTTCGGGGGAGTTGCGCCGAGCCGCGAGACGCTGCGCCCGAAGGAACAGCGCCTCGCGGATGTCGTCCTCGTAGTCCGGTGCTCCCGTCCCGTCCAGCGGGTACGTGATGACTCTGGCCTGTGCCTTCAGGGCCGCGTTCAGCGACTCGGTGAGCACGATGTCATCTGTCGTATCGGTGGACTCCAGGCTGAGCCATGCCTTCAGCTCGGCGAGGGTGGGAGCAGCGGCCATCGGGGATCAGATCCCGGCGGTGACTTCGACCAGGGCTGCGGGCCGCACGACGGCGGTCTTGCAGCGCTGCTCGGCCAGGGCGTCGAGGATGTTCAGAGCGAAGTTCCCGGCGTGACTGTCCGTCATGAACAACTGGACCGAGTTGCGGCGGTAGTGCGCGACGCCCGCCTTGAAGTCACCCACGGTAACGACGCCGGGGGTGGCGCCGGGGTCGACGATCGGGGTGAGGCCCCAGTACGGGTCGCCGCGGAACTGGGACACGGACTCGATGTCGATGTCCACCAGGTCGTCGGAGTGGATCAGGAAGGCGTTCGGGCTGAACCCGGCGTTCTGCACGGCCGCCTTGCCTGCGCGGATCGCTCCGGAGATCCCGGCACCGGCAGGCCCGGTCAGGGCCGGGAGGGTGGCAGCGTTGATGGCGGCCCGCGCCTCGGACTCGACCTTGCGAGTCACGTCGGCCTGGAGCTCGCTGTTGATGTACGCGACGACGGCGGGGCCGTCCTCGGCGAGCTGCCGGGTGAAGCTGGTCCGCCCGGCGATCGTGTCGAGGCTGGCCGGGGTGACGACCGGCTCCCACTCGACCTCGGGCTTGCCGAGACCCTCGCCCACCACGGCGGCGCTGCCGGCCTTCTTGCTCCAGACGATGTAGTCGACGGAGTTCCCGCTGACCGGGATGACGCTGACCAGGGGCAGGATCGTCGGCGGCAGCGCCGGGGGCGTCAGGTTGTAGATCGGGGAGGCCGGGAGTGCCGCGTCCATCGAGGCGAGGCTGTGCGGCAGGGCTCGGGCCTCGACCTCGAACCGTGCGGACGTGCCGCGGTAGCCGTACTCCTTGAAGGCGTCGCTGTTGATGAACTGCTCGCCCCAGCCCTGCGGGGTTTCGGAGCGCTGCTCGGGGACACGCGGGCTGCGGGAGAGGCGGCCGTCGAGGGCGTCGGCGGCCTGCTGGCCTTCCAGGAGGGAGGCGAGCCGGGCGACCTGGGAGTCGAGGGTCTGCGCGCGGGTCTCCAGCTCCACGAAGGACGTGTCTTCGGGGTTGAAGCCGTCGCTGGCGGCCATCTGGATCGCGGCGTCGCGGGCCGCGTCACGCGCGGAGCGCAGGGAGTCGAGCTGCTCGTGGACGGGGTTGCGGGTACGGGTGCTCATGAGGATGCGCCTCCTAGGACGCTCGGGGTGGGTACGTCATCCGAGCGGGGGAGGTCGCGATAACCGTCGTGGCGGGGACCGGGGGAGCGTGGTGCCTATCCGGGGTGACCGCGGGCGGGGGGCGAGACCAGTAACCGCGTTGCGAGCATAGGTGACGTTCAGTGACTTAGGGAACGGAGACGCGCCAGGCGCTCGTCGTGGCTCTTGTCGGCGTCCTCGGATCGGGCCGAGAGCACGTGGGAGCCGACGTCGCCGTAGACGCCATGAGCGCACAGGGCCGCGCCGAGAAGGTGTCCCCGGCTGTGGCTGACGTGGATGCCGTCCGGGGCTCGCCGGGCCTTCATCGACTCACGGATCGCCCGGAACTCGATGGAGCACTCTTCGATGATCTTCTCGATCACCAGGGTGCGGGCTTCCTGCGCAGGGAGGGTGCTGGCGAAACGCATGGTGGCGTAGGCGCCGTCCGGCATGTCTTCGACCGTGCTGGCGCGCCCGATCAGCGGCCCAAGGTGCTCGTTCCACATCTTGACCCGCGAGGGTGCCTTGACGGCGCCCGCGAAGGCACCGCGTTCGAAGGTCTCGAACAGGTTCACCCCGAGCCGGGCCTCACGGTCGTACGGGACCATGCGGAGCCGGACCTCTCCGGTGGAGTCGTCCAGGTCGATGACCTCCGCGGAGCGCCACTGGACGACGTCGAACCTCTTCGGCAGCTCCAGGGTGGTCACTTCTTCTCCTTCGGTTCCGCCTTCGCGGCGGCCTTGGTGCTGGTCTTGGCCGGGGCTTTCACGGGCTCGGCCGCGGCGTACCGCTTCTTCCTGGGTGCCGGTGGGCGACGATGACGGGCCATCACGCTGCTCCTGTCTGGGCGGTGGGGACGGGCTGGAGGTTCGGTGGCTGCTGGGCCTGGACGACGGGGGCGATCGGGTCCTTCTGGAACGCTGCGAGGTCGACCTGGACGATCTGCGACAGCGGCACCAGGGCGGTGAGGGCGTCCTCGAGTTCAGTGATCCACGGGGACAGTCCGAACGCCCGTAGCCGGTCCCAGGTGTCGGAGACGTTCACGTACGTCGAGGAGTTGCTGAGGGAGACGCCGAGGACCTCCGGGGGCAGGCCGAAGGCCATCGCGACGTCTCCGATGCCCATCCGCTTGATCGCGACCGCCTCGGCGTCCACGGGGGAGAAGCTGATCGCCTTGAACTCGGTGGTCGCGTTGAGCACCGCGATCGAGCGCCGGTCTCCGCCGTGCGCGGCGAGCCACTTCGCCTTCATCTCGTCGGCCTGGGGCTGGGTGAGGCCGGGCGTGGTGACCTGCAGGTAGCCGGCGGGTACGCCGGAGCGGAAGGTCCCGGAGGTGTACGTGTCGATCGAGGCGGCCATGTCGAACGCGGAGGGGGAGAGCCCGAATACTCCGAGCACCGATCCGTCCTCGGCCACCGGGGAGAGCGGGTTGCGGATCACGCAGATCCGGTACTCCGTCTCGGCCGGGCCGATGAACGCGGAACCTTCGCGGTTGAACTCGACGCTCTCGTTGCCGACGCCGAGTACCCAGTTGCCGTCCGGGTTGATCGACAGTGCGCCGGGGTGGACCTGGCGCATCGTCCCGGCGATCGGCTCACCCGTGGTCGAGGGGTTGAAGACGAAGGCACCGCGGCCGTACCAGATGCAGCTTCGCACGACCTCCCGAAAGAACCCGGAGCGGGTGAGGCGCTTGGTGTGCGGGAACGCCGCGAGTCCGTCGACGAGGCGTGCGTCGGGGCGAAGGAGCATCGGGTCGGCCAGCCAGCGGGGAGTGGGCAGCTGCTCGTGGGTGAGCGCGTCCTCCAGCCGGTACGGAGCTGCGGTCAGTGGTCCGACGATCAGGTTCGTCGCTCGGGTGGTGACCGGCAGCCGCTCCGGGGTAGCGCCGCCGGGGCCGTTCAGGACGGCGGGCCAGGTGTCCGCGCCGAAGTAGTGCGCACCCTCGGCGCCGGCGATGCTCATGTCACCGGTGAAGCGGTCCCAGACGGCGCGCTGCTCGGGCCGATCAGGCTGCGGTGAGCGTCCGAAGAACCACTCGAGCGGTGACCGGCGCGCCATCTTGGGGACCTCCCGTGGAACGGCAAGGGGAGACCGGACGCTCGGCCGCTTTCACCGTACCCGCCGCCTCCGACAGAACGGTGGAGGCGGCAGGCCGTGTCAGAACACGGCCGGTACCTCCTGGACCTCCTTGGCCGTGGCGACCGCCCAGACGAGGGCCTTGACGGCGTCGGCGCGGTGCTTGGAGACCAGGCGGGGGCCGTCTGAGCTGGGCTGGACCCGTAGGGCCATCACCTGGTCGGTGAGTTCGTCGGCGCCGGCGTGCCGCAGGGCGCCTTCGGAGATCAGCCGGCCGAGCTCCTTCACCGCTGCTTGGGTGGTGCCCTGCGCCGGCTCGTGCCAGAGCGCGCCGAGGGCGGGCTCGACGGCGAGCAGGGACTTCCCGACCAGGACCGGGGACTTCGACCCGTACGAGGCGGCC